CGCCCGGGCCGGCGGCCAGCGCTTCGGCGTCTTCTTCGTCGACTTCGGCCGGCGGTTCGGGCGCGGGGCCGGACAGGTCGACCCCATAGTAGGGCGACTTTTCGTCGTTGGCGATCCGTTCGCGCGCCTCTTCCGGCGACACAACCCCGGCGTTGATGTACGAAACGTCGACGTCGGCGTCGCTCTTGCGGATCGCAGCCGCGGCGCTGGCGTCCATTTCCCAAAGCGGTTCGAACGTGAAGGCGACACTTTCGTCGATCGCGCCGAATTCGGAAAGCTGGATCAGCTTCAGGATCGTATCGATCGGCTCCCGAAGGACGCGTTCCTGATAGCCGTTGACCCGGTCGTAAAAGGTCCGGATTTCGCCGTCGCTGGACGCGTTCAGGCCCGACGGCGTGACCCCCAAGAGGATCACTAGCGGAATGCCGGTCACGCTGGCGATTTGTTCCTGTGCCTGTGCCTGAAGCTTGTCCAGCGTCCCCAACGGGGTCGACACGTTCGACAGGGTTTCGCGATCCTTGTCGACCATCATCAGGCCGCGATTATCCCGGCCGCGCGTGAAGAGTTCAGCCCGGGCCAAAAGGCCGTCAAGCTCCCCGCCCGACAGGACGGCTTGCATGTCGGTGGAAAGGACCATGGTCGAAAAGCTGTTCAACAGGTCGCTTACGGACTGGCGGGTTCGAAGCCAATTATCGACGTACGGCTTCGCCATTTGCGACATGGACAGGCCGCCGAAGGCATAGGCCGGCTTCAGAAGGTCCGGCATTTCCCGGCCGACGATCGTCATCAAGCGCGACGCGTGTACGTTCATCGTCTGGACTTGCCACGACCGCGGCTTGAAAAAGTCCGACGCCAACGGGTTCGACGCGTCGTACGGCCCCGGGTAGGACCAAAGGGGTTCGATCGCCCGGAAGCGCTTCAGCCGGCCCTTGCCGATCTTTTCCGGTCGCAGCATCAACGGGCGCGACCATTCCTTGTCCATGGGGCGGTCGCCCATGTCGATCAGGATTTGAGCCCGGCCGAAGAAGCAATCATGCTGAACGGCTTCGCGGACGACGTCGCGGACCTTCAGCTTCGACATGGCGCGTTCGATCGCGTCGACGCGCTCTTCGTCGTCCCCGGTGATCTTGATCCATTTGCGCGTGCATTCCAGCGCGTAGGTTTCCCCGATATGGCGATATTCGGACCGTTGGGTCAATTCCGACAGGTACGGATAGCCAAGGAACCCGAGCCCTTCCGAAAAGGCCCCATTCAATTGGTCCGCGTACAGGCGGCCGATTTCGGGGTTCAATTCATCCATGGCGTAATTGCTGGCCGATCCCGGGCCGATCGGGCGCGGAAGGGTCCAGACGGACGCGGCTTCGGCCCCCGTGACCCGGGCTTCAGCCAAGGCGATCGACGAAATCTTCATGGGTTGGCGTTCAGACGCGACAATGGGGGCGGGGGCCATTCCCCGCAACAGCCAAGCCCGGAAGCGTTCAAGAAAGGCCATTAGATATCCCTCAGAGCCTTCTCACTTATCCGAATTGGGCCGGCCGTGTCACCCCCCTTAAGCATGACGACCGCGTCGCCAAGGTTGGGGCTCTTCGTCCCGTCGGGGGTTTTGTTGATGACGATCTTCCCGGCTTCGTTCTTTTTGTACGTCGCTTGCGGCAATTCCATAAGCAACTTCGACAGGTTGGGCAGGCGGCTATCGATCGACAGGACGTAATCGGGGTCGATCGCGTCGCCATGCACGACGGCCCGGTATGTCGCGTACGCGCGCCGGCGAAGGCCCCAATATTGCTGTGCTTTCCGGTTGGCAAAGAAATCTTCGTTTGCCCGGCCGGGGACGTCTTGGCCGGTTGGGCGCATGACGCCGCCCGATCCCCGGTACGTGCCGACATTAATCACGCGGCGGACTTGCGATCGCCGGCGTTCGTTGATGACCCGGGCATTGCCCCGGACGTCGGCCCCGAGCCCGTCGGCGTCGTAAATGAATTCTTCGACCCCCCATTCGTCCAGAAGGTCGAAAACCTTTTCTGTGCTGGCGAAGATATCCGATCCCTTGCCGGACCATTCAGCCAGTTGGTCGACGACGACCCCGGTACAGGCCGCCAGCGCGTTTTTGTCCTTGCCTTCGTCCGCGACGTCGAACGCGGCCCGCTTCGCGCCGGTGGGCTTGATCCCAAGGCGGACATGGGCGTCGACGCAAGCCTGAACCCAAACCGACGGAATGACGACGCCTTCGACCGACGCCGCGTAATTGATATCGACTTCCTGTGCGATCGTGACTTCGTCCAAGAATTCGGGAAGGCGGTCGTACCACGCTTGCGACTTGCGGGGATCGTCGCGCCAATGACAGGTAAATATCCGGTGATCCGGCCAACTATGGCGCTTCTGTGCAAATGGGTTGTCCAGTCCGTTGGCGGACGAAATATCGATACGGCAATTCGTCGTTTGCGACAGGGACGCGTCGATCAATTGGGGCCGTTCAATGTACGCCGCTTCGTCGACGAAATAGATAGCGGCGCGATCGCCGCGGCCGATATTGTCGCCAGCTTCCCCGGCGATCGTCGAATTCGTCCCGGGGATCGTGATCCGCACATGGGCCGAATGCTGGCGGCTATTCCAGCCGTTCCGAAATTCCGGCGGGAGCCCCTTCAGGAATTCCCGGGCCTTCCAGAACAACGCCTTCGGTGATCCGATCTTGTCGACGTACTCTTCCTTGCGGCTCCCGAAGCCGATGACAAGGTCGTCGTAATGAAGCCCGAGCGTACAGGCCAGCCCGACGGCCAGCCATGACAGGCCGAAGTCGCGGGACTTGTCGGACAGGCCCGGTTCGCGGCTCTTCCAGCGATCGACGACCCAATCGACCCATTCCCTTTGGCGCGGGAAAAGGATCATCGGGATCATGACTGGCAAGCCGATATCGGCGTTCCGGGGGTCCGACGTCATGCCCCAATCGTTGATGAAACTGGCCGGGTGATCCCGATAGTACCGCTTCAGTTCGGCCAGCGTTCGGCCCTTGTCCGCGCCCTTTTCGGCCGCCGTCGCCGCGCGCAACCGTTGAAGCCGTTCGGCGCGTTGGCGAAAGACGGCGACGTAATCGGGGTTTTTCCAGTCGAAGCCGGTCACAATGGTGGGCGCGGGGTTTCGTTCGATGGCAACCGGAAGGATCGCATGGCGTCCAGCATGGCTTCCCGGCGTTGACATTCCAAGCGGGAAAGCTTCGCCCGGGTCGCGTCGATTTCCGCCCGGGTCGCCTTGTCGACGGCTTCGGCCGCGGCGATCGCTCCCTTCGCTTGATCCAGCGTTTCGACCTTGACGATGACGTCGCGGCTGGCGCGGTTCGTCGGCGTGTCGTCGTCGATCCACCGGCCATAGACATGACCGTTCCGCTTTTCGGACGTCACGGCCATGATAGCGAAATCGCGCCCCCGAAGCTGGCGGACAACGGCGTAGCAAAGGGCGGGTTTCATGCTTCAGTCTTCCCAAGGCCCGCGGCGCGGATCATGTCGTATTCGGCGCGGATCGCGTTCAATGCTTTGTCGCCGTCCAGCATCCGAAGCATTTCGGCCGCCATAGCTTCGCCGCGGTCGCCTTCCGGAAAGGCAAGGGCGACGCTGCAAATATCCAGCCCGTCGACGCCCGGGTCAAAATGGAAGCGGATTTCCGGTCGCCAATCTTCATTGATCGACGTCATAGCGACGATTTGGCCGATTTCAGTTTCGAACAGCTTGGCAAAAGGTTTCATGCTTCAGGCTCCCGGTGGATTGCATCATAGGCCAACGATCGATCGATCATCCAATGGGCGTTCCCGGCGTCCAGCGCCCGGCGGGCGGCGGCTTCCGTGCTGAATTCCCGAATAACTCGATCCTTGTCGACCGCGATCTTGTTGGCCGCCGGGTTGCAATCCGGCCAGCCGTGCCGCTTCCACTTCGACCGATAGTCGACGGCGACGATCCGAAGCCGGCCGCCCCATTGGGCGATGACGTACCCGATGATTGGGACCGGCTTCCCGGTAAACCGCGACGTGTAACATGGGGCGACAGGGGCGGTCATGCAACGCGTCCTGAACATTCGGGGCAATGGGTAACGCCGGGGCGGAATTCTTCGCCGCAATGGCCGCAAATGGCCATATCGCCGTCCGTCGCTGGCGGGCCGGCCGCGATCAACCGTTCAAAGGCCCCGGGCGGTTCGGGGGCGCGAAAAGTCCGGGGCGATATGACGTCGCCGGCCGGGTTCATGGTGGCGGCCCGGTACGCCGCGACGACGGGAGCGCCGGGGCCTTCCCGGTACGCCCGGGCCGCGTCTTCAGCTTCCCGGGGGTCCGCGGCCGCGGCGGCATGGTGGGCCGCCAGAACGGCCATTGTGTCGCGCCGGGGCTCTTCCCCGCCTTTGGGCTTCGGAACGGCCGCGGCCGCCTCCAAGAGCAAAGCCGATAGCCGGCCGTTGGTCCGGGCCGCGAACGCCGCGGCGCGCAATCGAACGTGAAGGGGCTCTTTATCCATAGCGGGCAGGATTACCCATAATTGACCCGACGGTCAACCGCCGATGATATCGGCGTAGGTCCGCGCCGCGTCGTTCGGGTCGACCCCCGACGCCAGCTTGGCCGCCAGCCCGGCGGCGTCATGGGTCAAGTTCAGCGTCGTCTTGTCCAGGCCCAAGAGCCGCGCCAAGCGTTCCATGGCTTTGTCCTTGTTGGCCAGGATGATTTCCAGCCCGTTGCGGGTCCGCTTCACCCCGAGAAAGCCGGCCCGCGCTTGCGGCGACAATTCGTCCGTCGGGGTGATGACGTCCATTTCCAGGCCGTTGCCGTTGCAATTCGGGCAATCGTCGACCGGCTGAAGGCGGGTATCATAGCCGAAGCCGCCGGCGATATCCGGGAGGGGCTTCCCGTTCGCTTCGGCCGCCTTCAGCTTTTCCAGATATTCGGTTTCCCGCCATTGGTACGCGTGGCCATGGCCATGGCAGTACCGACAGGGAACGCGGACAATCTTGGTAATTTCCGACGGTTGATAGGACAGGACCGCTAGGCATTGATTGACCAGCGCGTCGGCCGCGTCCTTCCGTTTTTGGAGGATATCGGCCTTAATCGCGTCGACCATTCCGGTAATCTTGGGGTCTTGCAAGAGCGCATGGGCTTCGCGCGACGCGTAGGCGAACCCGTCCTTGCAATCGTACGCCCGCCGATACGCTTCGGCCGCGGTTGCCCCCATGGCAAAATGCCATGCGAAGCTTTCTTGTTTGGCCGTCATTTTCATGGCGCAATCAATACCTTCGCGTTCCGGTCTTCGTCAAGCGCCGGCTAGGCCCAGCGCGGGCGGTGATAATCACACTTCCTCCGGGCAACCGTTCGATTGAAAAGCGTCGCTTGTGCATGGCCGCCCAAGCCCGAACGCTGTTCATCGCCTTGACCGCTTCGCCCGTATCGTACCAGCGAAATTCTTCAGGTTTCATCACGGCCCAAGGCCACTTCGACGGCATACCCCGTTCACCCCGTACAACTACCTATTTACCCCGAACATACGGGTTAACTACCCCCTTGTAAATGCTTATCTTTTCTAAATTACCCCGAATACCCCGTATAAATGACTACCTTACGTGTGCGCCCGCGCTCCCGCACGTGTGTACGTGTACGCGTATGGGGCAACGACCGCGTTTGTACGGGGTATGCGGGGTAAACCAAAATACTACTGTGAGAACAGCGGCTTAAGCGACCCCTATGTTCGGGGTAAATTACGGGGTGCGGCGGGGTAAATCACCGCTTTTCAAAGATTGTCACGACTCGGAAGCGATGATTGGTCGATTTTACCATGCCGATAACGCCAATTATTTTCCAATCTGCCTTTCGATACATCGGTAAAACTTGATCCAGCCAAACGACATGCGTACCGGTACGGCACCGAGAAAGGGCGTCCATGACCTTATTTCGCTTCACCATGGCGGGCCGATAGTGCTCTGCGTCTTCAACGCTGTAGGGTGGGTCCGCTAAAATTATATCATACTTGCCTAAAGGCACGTCATTTAGCGATTGCGCGTCGTCGACGTATGTCGGTTCCGCGGCGGGGTCAAAATCGACCGTATCCCCCGGCCAAGCCGATTGATCGACGCGGCCGGAAAAGACGTGTAAGGCCGCCAGTTTGTCGGGAAACATGGCTTTAACGCGCTTCAAATAGCCGTGAGGGTAGCCCCCGTAATATCCAGATTTCACACCATAAGCGTTGCCCATGATCCAAGTGCCAACAATTCTTCCATCTTCTCCAAGAAATAAAGAACGCGGGTAGCCGGTTAGCGCAGCATATGTATCAATTCGGTCTTGCGGCGTCATCATACTCAATACCTCCAGGCCCATTCGTCCATTTCCTCTTCCCTAACGAAGACGCGTTCGACGACATAAAAAAAAAAAAAAAAAAAAAAAAAAAA